CGCGGCCTACACCGATGACACCCGCACCCGCTGGACGGAGACGCACAAGGTCAAGCTGGAGGCGCTGGAGTCCATCATCGAGGAGGCGGCGGGCATGCCGGTCCTGGTGGCCTACAACTTCAAAAGCGACCTGGAGCGCCTGCTGAAGGCCTTCCCGCAGGGCAGGCACCTGGACAAGAACCCCGGCACCATCAGGGACTGGAACGAGGGCAAGATACCGGTGCTGTTCGCCCACCCGGCAAGCGCAGGCCACGGCCTAAACCTGCAGGACGGCGGCAACATCTTGGTGTTCTTCTCACCGAATTGGAACCTCGAGGAGCACCTGCAGATCATCGAGCGGATCGGACCCACCCGGCAGATGCAGGCTGGCCACGACCGGCCGGTGTTCATCCACCGGATCATCGCCCGCGATACCGTGGACGAGCTGGTGCTGGAACGCCTCACGACCAAGCGCAAGGTGCAGGACATCCTGATGGACTCAATGAAGAAACGGAGAAAGAAGAATGGCTGACTTTTATGCCTGGAAGCACGAGAACCTGGCCAGGTTCGCCACGGAGGTCAACGACGAGAACGTGCGCCTGCGGGAGGACAACAAGATGCTGCTGGCCGCGTGGCGCAAGGCGGTCAGCGAAAGATATCTGGCCGAAGCTCCTGCCGGGTCACCAGACCCTGCGTCGCCTCCTCAATCGCAAGGGCAAGCACCGGCGAAGGCTGGCGGGTACCGGCGATGAGCAGGGCCATCCACGTGGGCGTGATCTTGAGGTACTCGGCCATCTCGGCCTTGGCACCCCGCACGTCAGATTTGAAGTATTCAGCGAGCGTCATGCCCGCATTATAATCAAACCCTAAGTTACATCAACCGGAGAAAAGCATGCTTTCTGAACACGACATCAAGATGGTACTCATGGACTGCAAGAGCCAAGACCCAAGCGAGCCCGTCGACCCCAAGGGCCTGTACGCCGACAACCTGGACATCATTGAGTTTGGCCAGAAGGTTGAGGAGAAGGTCGCGCTGCTGTACGCCCGCAAGGAGCGCGCCGAGTGCATCAAGTTTGTCAAGTCCCTCAACTTTGAGGTGGCGCGCGCCCTGGCCGAGAAGCGGGGTGGGATGTAATGTTTTGGTTCAAGATGCTCTTTTGGGGCATCGTCATAACCGTAATCGTTTGTCTCAATTAAAAAAAAACCCCCATCGCTGGGGGTTTAAGGTCATACTGACCGAGGAGACAATCTCTACTTGCCATCAACATGAAAAAGAGGCAGTTGTTCTGACATTTCGGACCCAGTAAGCATGGCAGGGTTTATAACATCAGCCCACGTCATACCCCGAGCTATTTCATCGCGGTGTTTAACAGCGTAGGGTACTTGCGCCAGAGCAGCCAATGGCCCGACTATGGGTACTCGGCTTGCAATCCCAGGAACTTTTGAAGTCAACGGTCCAAGAGCGCCAAGGGCACCCCCGGCTAAACTTAACCATTGAGACCAATCGGTAGGCTCTTCTTGTGTGGCCATGTTGTAGGCCTGCGCGGCTAATGGGGCTCCAAAAAGTCCCCGAACAACAGCGTTTGAGCCGCGCTGGAGTGCATGTCCCCGCGCTGAAGCGGCACGAATCCTAGCAGCCACTTGTTCATCCGTTGGTTGGTTTTGTTGGGTGGGGATGGGAGCGGCGGGAATAGGGGTTGGCCGTTCAGCACCAGGGCGAATATCCCCTGCGTTACCAACAGGCGCATTTGCGGCGGTAGCGGCGGCGTCCATACGATCCAAGGGGGTTACCTGGCCAAAGGTGCTCCAAGGCGCTGGGCCAATAGCTCGCGGCCGTCTCCACACGTCGGGTCCTTGAGCCCGAGGGCCTGCGGTAGGCACAGCGGGGGAACGCATCGTTACCACACCGGTGGGAGTGGCTGTCAAGCCCGGCATGTTCGCCAAGTAAGCGCGTTCGTCTAGCCCCGTCATGCCACTTCCCATAAGGTCCCGTATCGCGGCTTCCTGAGCAGTTTGTATGTTATAGCCTGTCTGGCGCGCTCGGCCTGTCGTCGCACGAGTATCGCTATTTCCACCCTGTACTATCCGTGCTGTTTGTTCGGGTGACAGCCCCTCGGGGTATGCAACAGTATCAAGCGGGGATGAAACTTGAGCCGGAGTTACCGGACCAGGGCGTGGGGCGATAGCGCGCGCCGCCGCCAATGAGGCTTCGTTTGCGGGAGTCGGTAGGTGGCTTTCAAAGGTAGTCAAAGCACCAGAAGGCAAGTTGTAGTACCGCTCTATCAACCTGGCAGCAAGGCTATTTTCGCTTGGAGCTGGTTTTTTCAAGGCGCCATAAAGGCCCCCGCCGAGCACGCCCGCGCCAGTAGTGAGTAGCAGTTTTGGGTCTATGCTAGTTTTTTCAGGGGAACCGTCGTCGTCGATAAATAGATCGCTAAAGGGTTTGCTCACTTGACGCGAGGTGCGTATTCTTGCGCTTTTTGATTCAGGGCTCTCTTCTTCCACCGTATTTTCTGAAACGGACGGCGAAGCGGATTCTGGCTCAGACGCGTGTTTAGCTTTGGCGGGTGCTTTTTTAGGCGCATCATCAAATAGGCCGTCAAATTCAGACATTGGCTATCCCCTTATGGTTTTTTGGTTTTCCTACTTTGAGCACGCTCTAGATGTTGCTGGTAGGCGTCATTAAGTTCTTGGTGCCGTTGCTCATGAGGTGTGTACACACTAGCATACTGAGGGCTTGCCAATATGGAAGCATACCTATCCGGCACCCCTTTGGCCACCACTACATCTGGGTTTCGCCCTTGGTAAACGTCGTTCACAAAATTGTACTGGTCGTGCATGGCGTCCAAATCAATTTTGAAATGGGTCAAACCCTTTAGCGCCGCGTTCCCCACGGTGTCTGTCGTCGGGGTAAGAGCCTTATACATATTCAGCTCTATGTTTGATGCAGCGTTAGGGTTTACTCCGGCCATCTTTTGCTGGTATGCGGCAATTTTTGCGTAGTTATTTGCCAAGGTCTGTAAAAAACCCAAGCTGGTATCGTTAAAACCTGCTTTTTTGAAGGTTGCTACCGGCAAACGTATTTGTCCAGTTAGTCCTTGAAGGTTAAAGCCTATACCCTCATCCAAGGAGGCTTGTAACTGCGACCAAAGATCTCCTTTTGTCAGGATGGCCGTTACTTTTTTGGTCATATCCCGATTCTTTTTTAACAGGTCTATTTGGTTCTCAACAACGCTGTTGATTTGCGGGTAACCGGTGTTGCCAGGCCCACCGGGGCCCGCTATGTTTTTGAGCGTGTTAAAAGTTTTTGCGGCATCTGTTTCTCTTTCTTCGATACGTTTATTCAAGATATCGGGAGACACGCCCTCCGCATCAGATCCCATGGGCGACTTAATTAAAACTTGCCCTTTTTCATTTGTTGCCGCCTTGTAGGCTTGCAACATATCAGCCACTTGTGGGTCAGTTTTTGCTTTTTCTTTGAGGTCTGCAAGCTGAGCGTCAGGTATCCGCATGCCCGTCCATGGAAAATTAGTGGTTCGTTCAGCAGCAGCAGGCGCAACGGGTGCAGCAGGCGCGGCAGGAGCCGCAGGCGCGGCCACGGTAGCGGCGGCATTATCCGTAAGGGGTGGAGTATCAACAGACGCAATACCACCTCGGGGTTTAGGCCCATACAAAGACTTTATCCGCTCAACTTCTTTGTTTAGATCGTCTTTTGAGTATTTGCCCGTTGTGTACAGAGCATTGGCCGCAGACATAGCGTTCCCGTATTCACTGGAGGACATGGTGCGCTCTTTTTGCTGTGCTTCCAACATTTTGTTCACAGACTCCGCCAAGTCGGGTGCACCCAAAGACGCCAACTCTGCTTGCAAGCCAGGTAGCTTTTCTGGTAAAAATCCTTGAGCTTTGGCTTCATCGAATTTCTTGGCGGCGGCTTCGCGGTTTTTCCGCTGGGCCTGCAAGGCACCCACCTGAGCGCGCACGTTGAACAGCGGGATCTGGTTGGCGCGCTGTTGCTCCTGCCAGTTGCCCAGCTCCTGCGCAGCGCTGCCCAAGGACGCGGTGAAGCCGCCCAGTTGGGGCTTGGCAAACCCGGCGGCTACGTTGAACCAGTTGGGGTTGGCATAGCGGGCTTCCAACGCGGCCTCTGCGTCCTTCAGGTTATTTAACAGATCCTGGCTGTTGCTAGGCGCACCTGGGCCCGTTACCGGCAGGCCTTGGAGGGCGTTTAGGCCGGAAGTTACATCGTTCGTAATGGGAGCTGCTTTAGGTTCTGCCATGATCTATTCCTTACCCATTTATCAAGGGATACTAATCTGAGTCCAGTCTACTGGGTTACCATCTTTGTCGTAGTAGTTACTGTCTTTGTCCGTATACCCCCCGAATCCAATGTTTGGTGTCAGGACTGTGCCATCTGGCCTGGTTATTACGGCACCACTTGCGCCACCGGTATTACCGCCAGCAGTTCCTTCTAAATACACTTTTGTAGCTGCATCAGCAGCCGCTTGGGTTGGGTAATACTGGCCATCAGCGGCCTGTATTGGGCTGCCCGCGTCCTTTGGCGCGCCCCCACCAAACTGGCCTTTGATTATGTTAAACAAGCTGTCACCATACTTGTACGACCCGTCTGGGTTCTTTCCAAGGATTGGGTTTGAGAAGATACCCGCAGCGGTAGAGCCCAAGGTGGCAATGGTTGACAGTGTCGATGGGTTGAACTGGGTCGTGGTGGTGGTTGGGATAGTCGCCCCGGACAGGAGGCTCGCGCGCTTGTTCAGGATGTCCAAAGGCGCCAAGGCCTTGTTCTCCCTGAGAGCCCGTTCCTGTTCACCCAGAGTTGCGAGCGCGTTGACATCGGCCAGGCCTTGCTTCTGCGTCTGGTCGGCCAGCGCGGCCCTGGCGGTGCCGACATTGCGAAGGTTTGCGGCCTGCTGGTCGGCGGCGTTGGCCGCGATCTGGCCAGCCGTGACCTGATTGGTGTTGTACTGATTCTGCAGGGTACCGGCGGTCTGCCCTGCGGCAAGCTGATTCTTGCGCTGTTCTTGGGCGGCCGCCAAGGCCTGGGCATAACCAGACTGCAGCGCTTGGGCCTGCTGACTGAGCGCGCCGATGTTGGCGTTGGAGATGCCCAAGGACAACGCATTGGCGCCACGCTGCGAGCCAAACTGACCCGCGCCCACCGCGCCGGACGTGATGCCCGGCGACAGGTTCTGCGCGATGTTCTGCTGGTTTGCCAGGCGGATCTGGTCAATCACGTTTGTGGTGTACGGGTTCATGTACCCACCCACCAGATCGGCGGCGCTGGTGGTTCCCGATGCTAGGTAGGGGTTGGCCGCACTCAGGCCACTGGTGGTCGTACCGGCCTTCAGGTAGGGGTTGGCCGCGCCGGTGATGTCTAGGCCACCGGCTTTGTCGTAGTAGTTGCCCGCCGCAGTCAGGCCGGGCGCATAGTTTCCGACGTTCGCGGCTACGTTTGTAAACGCCGCATTTTGGTTTGCGGTAGGGTCCCACGCGGAGTTAACGCCCGTGGCGTTTGCGATGGCATTCGCGCCTGCGGTCGTTCCGCTCTGCGCGAGATCCGACATGGCGCTGGAATACCACTCCGGCGTCTTTGTCTCCGTCGTCTGCGTACTTTGGTTAAGATCAGCCATTCTTCTTCCCCTTTGAGGACTTCAGGTATTCTAACGGGGACTTGGCGTCGGGGGGCAGCTTGTCTGGGGGCGCGGAGCGTGCGCGCGAGCGGATGGCCTGGACCATCTCGTTGAGCTTTTCGGCACCCGCCTTGTTGGACCCATTACCAAGCGCTGACACCACGTCGGCGCTGAACACATACTCACCGTTGGCCAGCATGGCCGTGATGTCATCGCTGGTGCCGTCACCCTTACCCTCGACGTACCTGCCGCCTAGGCCTTCCAAGCCGCCCGTACGGAAAACCGGCGTGCCGTCGTACTCGGGGTGCTCATGGTCGTTGGGCTGGCCACCCTCGGCCAGTGTCATGCCGCGAGCGCGCAGCACGGCGGCGAGCTGGGGTATCACCTTGGGCGCGTACTGCGCGCCGATCTTTCCATTTACGGCCAACGTGGGTGGATAAATCTTGCCCAGCTTCCCTGCATCGGCAGCGGTCTGCAGGGACTTGGCCAGGTCGCCAAGACCGGTAAATCCTTGCATTGGGTCAGGCACGCCGCCCTCATCAAAGTGCTGCACCAGACCGCCCGTCTTGGAGAAGTACATCTGCTGCTGCGGCTGGATGAAGGGCTGAGCCTCCATCTTGGCCACGTCCACCGACTCGGGGCCGGTGGTGTCGTAGGTATAGCTCATCGCGGGCGTGGCGTTTATGTCGGCATATAGCTGTTTTAGTTGATGTTCAGTCATGTTGTTTCCCAGTTTTCCCAAGTGCAGCGACCGTCCTGAAGGTATCGTAGAGTTGAGGTTTGTAGGGGAGCCCGAGGGGGTCTCCGCAGAAGATAAAGTTGGGCTGAGAGTCGCATCAGGGGATGAAAGCATACTGCCATTCCCACCCGCCGATGACGTAGGCAGCGCATCAGACGATGCGAGTGAAGTCAACCCACCGTAGATAGGGGCAGACATGTCCGGCATACCCGTCGGGCCCAGCGCGGATACGGCCGGGCTGTTGGAAGAGAAGTTTGGGAGTGAGCCATTTATCGCGTTTGCGATAGAAGACTTCGTGAAACCGGTGGAGGTATCCCCCATGGCGTTGTTCACAGAGTTTTTGACGTTTGAACTTATGTCGTTGGATACTCCAGTGACATTACCAAGCAAGGAAACAGCGGGAGCCGATAGCCCCGTCTGTTGCGCCACGCCCTTGGTCAACGCACTCATTGCTATGCCCTGAGCGATCCCACCAAGGTCCCCAGCAAGGGCACTCTGGGCCATGCTTGATGGGATACCAAGGGCCTTGCCTACCAAACCAAACGCTACCCCGCTCAAGGCATCCCCAGGTGTCTGTTTGCCAGACAAGATCCCCGCAGCGGTCTGCGCACCATTAAACAGAGCGCCAACAGGGCTCAACCCGATGGCACCTTGGACGACATTGCCGATAAGGTCCCCGACCTTCTTCATGCGTACATTACGCTCCTCCGGCGTCTCGTCCCCAAACATCTGGTCGGATGTCACACCTGGTGCGCGCATTCCCCAAGCGTAGGAAGGGTCGCTCGGGGATATGTACCCCAAGCGCGTGATGGCCTCCCGTATGCCGGGGTCGTTGAAGTTGTAGGTGTAGTTTTCGTTGGCAGGGAGGTTCAGCACATGCGCCATGTCCGACATCTGCTGCGGGGTCATGGCCTTGTACGCGTTGACCGTCGCCGCCGACAGGGGGTCCTCGCCGGGCTTTACGGAGGAAAGTGGCGATGCGACAGCAACACTCTGGCCTACATCGCTGTCGCCACTATCGTTACCGGAGCCGCCCCCGTACCCGCCGCCCATCCCATTGCTGGCGCCTCCTGAACCCTCTCCACCACCACCGGTACCATCTGGCATATCTATCTCCTGATCGTGTTAGCAAGGGCAAACGCCCAGTCCTGCCAAGTGTCAAACCCATTTGCACTGGGTGCTCCGGGGAACCGGCCAATACCTGATAGCGCGTTTGCCCACTCGCGCCACTGCGACTCGGGGGACACGCCCAACTGGTTCGCCGCGTACTGCTCTGCCATGAGCGCACACCATGCGTCCCAGGTAAGGTTGCGGGGGTCGTAGACCTGCGCGATCATGGGTTGCCCGTGCCGCGCACGTCGCCGGTGGTGACGGACAAGAGCACACGGCCGGTCTGGTAGGTTCCGCCCGCCACATTAGACTCGAAACGTAGGCGCATCTCGCGGCGCTGCTCACGCATGTCAATCTTGAGCGTGTCGGGGTCAAAGTAGTATGGACCGGATTCGACCGTGGTGTCATCCGCATAGCCCTCGCCGGTAACCACCACGCTCATGGCGCCCGTCTGGACAAAGTCGGGCTCCACGCGCTCAAGGCGGGTCCACAGGTTTTCGCCGGGCTGCTGCTGTGTCCCTACCAAGCCCCCCATCACCCCGATGCTGTTTGTCTCAAAGTAGCTCTGGATCGCGGTGACGTTGGTCAATTCGATGGCGTCGTACCCAGTCTCGTGCTGCCACAGCGTGGTCTTGCCTGCGCTGTTGAACTCATTGCCCGCCCAGATTGGTTTTGGAAACACCTCCGAAAACACACCAGCAGAGCGACGGGCACCGAGGGCTTGGCCTGCGTCATACCAGGACTTCTCACGCACGTTGTAGATGATGGCATCGGTGCATTCGGTCGCCGTTCCCTTGGGGTAGAACCACCAGATCTCGCCGTAGCGCGGAACCTTTGTAGCCCACACCTTCTGGCGTTGCGCCATGTTGATGTTGTCAAAAAAGTAGTTCTGGTTCAGGCCGTTGGGGATCTCTTGGACCTGGCCGCCGTACATTAGGAAACGATCCACACCGCACCAGTAGTAGATGCCGTCGTACTCAATGACGCTGCTCGACGACATGATGGATGTCTGGCTGCTCACCAGGTCGTACGCCCAGTAGTAGTTGATGCCGCCCGAGCTGGATGGCTGGAAGCTGACGCGGATGAGGGCATCGGCGGCCCAGAACAGGCCGCTGGGCGATGTGGAGCCACCACGGATGGGTAGGCCCTTGACGATCTTGCCGGTGGCCACGTTGTTGGCGTTGGCGTCTGGGGAGACCCAGTTGGAAAAGTCACCCGCACTGCAGTTTTGGATCAGGCCATTGTTTCCGTAGATGAACAGGTACGGGTGGAGTACCACGCACCCACCACTGACGGCGATGTTGTTGTCGAAGGTGGCGGTGATGGTGGCAGACCCGGTGGCCGCTGCGGACATGATGACCGTGGTTCCCGTCACCGACACAACCGTGGTGTTCGCCGGTATCCCCGTGCCGGTAATGCTCTGCCCCGCGCCGACGCGCACGTTGGCCGCCGCGAGGGTGAATGTTGTCGTGGCATTGGTTGTGCCAGTGGCGGTGAATACGCCCACCTTGGACATGGAACCCGCAGTGGTATAGGTCAGCCCTGTCGGTGTCCCTGCGGTCGTGGTGATGGCTGGGCCACCAAGAGTAGCGGACAGCGTGAACGTCGTTGAGCCGTTGGTGGCGATGATGAAATAGCTTGTGGGGTCTGTGTACCCCGTGATCGAGCCAGTCCCGCCGAACGTGCCGCTGATCGTGATCTGCTGATTGACCACCAAGGGCGTCAGGCCTGATGCCAGCGCAGAGAACTGCCCGGCGGTACCGGTGATGGCCACGCCCGACAGGATGCCAAAGCTGCTTGGGAACACACCGTACAGCACCGGGGTGTTGACCGTGGAGGTCATGTACGTCAGGTTCTGGCCAGGGTGCGCAACTAAATTGTTCGTGCTTCCCCCAGTAGAGTCGAAGGCGATGTCAAACTGCCACAGGTTGTCATTGCTTGACGTGAAGTTGTTCAGAGCGAAGTTGTAGGGGCCCGAGCCCACCCCGCCAGTTGGACCCGTGATCCACTGTTGGAGGCCGTTGTTGTAGCCCGACACCACGTAGTTGAAGCCGTTGACGGCGGTCATCGCCATGCCTCGGGATATGCCTGAGGCGTTCAAGAACACCGCGTCATAGCCACCGATCTTGCGGGGACGATTGCGCTGGAAACGGACCCACTTGCCATCGGTGTAGCAGGGCGCGTCAAAGCGTGTCCCATCCCGCTGGATTCCAGCGGGGATCTCCATGGCAATGACTTTGCTGGTCATTAGAACGTGCCCCCGCCAATGCCAACGGTGGCGGTGATGGTCCCAGTGACATTCAAGCCGGATGAACTGAAGTAAGCGGCCTGCGCACCCGAAGAGACGATCCCGAGCTGCCCCGTGGTTACCTTGTAGATACCGGTAGTTGGGTCGCTGCTGAACTTAATGGACGGAACCGACAGCGAACCATCGCCGACCGATAGAGACGGTATGGTGCTGGAAGAACCGGACGCCGCGTTGTACACATTCGTGCCATCGCAAATAACCACCAGGGATGAGCTCTGGGGAATGCTGATGGATGTCCCCCCGCTCACGGCGGTTTTGAAGGTCATGGTGAACGAACCAGTGGTGTTGTTGGTGACCGTGTACAACTGAACGGTAGACGGAACAATCACCGTTTGATTGCTGGTCAACACTCCACTATAGGTCTGGATCGTGTTGGATGCCTGTGTAGAAGACAGCGTCAGTGTCCCGCCTGTCACTGAAAGCGACAGCAGCGTGTACGCAAAGGCGTTTGATCGGCCATAACCAAAGCTGTTCCAGTTGCTGCCGTTGGACACGAGGCTGATGGACTCGGTGAGCTGGAGCTGCTGGTTGGCGTTCCCATCAATGGTGTCCGTACCGGCTGGGGTGATGGTGAGGATGCCGGTGCCATTGTTCTTGATCGTGATGAACCAGCCGGTGCCTACCGATCCGGCGGACGGGAGAGTCAGCGATCCTGCGCCACCAGTCCACACGCTCAGGTCGGCGCTGTTGGTCGATGTCAGGGTGTAGTTGGAGCTGTAGGAGAGTACCGGGTAGACCTGATTCAGGGTCAATCCCGATGCCAAAAGGCCATAGCCCGCAAGCGCGGAGGCATTGGCGGATGATGTCCCCGCGCCAAATACCACCGAAGACCAGACGCCATTGTCCGTGGTGTTGTCGGTAAGGAAGATGTACTGCGCCACGCCCGAGGCGATGGTGACAATCGTCCCACCGGAGATGTTGGTAACCGTAAAGGGGTTGGAGCCGACGTTGCGAATCAGCGTGGACTGGCCGGTCGATACCTGCTGTGCGGATGGCAGTTCCAGCAGCCACCCAACGGTTGGCGAGGCGGATTTAACCGTCGCGGTGACGTCAATGATGCTTGACACCGGCGTGTTGGTATTTCCATTGACAGGCCACTGCAGAGACGTGTCAGCGGTGACTGACAGCGCCTCGTAGCTTACCGTGGTGGGGTAGACCTGCTGGCCAGAAAATGGGTTGGTGTAGTTTGTCATGATTAGGAATCCTGAACGATGGATTGACGGTCACCAACGCGGAGCTGGTCCTCAATCTTCAACGCGGACATGGCGGCGTCAAATAGGCCGCTCCAGACCTGCAGGCGGGCGTCATCTTTGAGGAAGGGCGCGGTTTGTTTCAGGGTGCCGTACAGCATGGCGTTGGGCGCGTTCTGGGTGAGCCAGTTGGTCTGGTTGTCCGAGGCCAAGGGCTGCAAGCGGGTGTAGCACAGGGTCTCAAAGGCAAAGTTGCTGCTGGGCGTGGGCGCCACAAACCAGTGGTCGGCGTCGTAGTCGGCGTAGTAGAGGGGCGTGCCCGTGGCCGTCACGTCGGGGGCGTACGCGCTGAGGTATTCCAGTTTGCGCAGGTACATGGGCTGTTTCTGACCTGCTGTGGTGGTCAATGTCATGGAGACCGTCTTGCGCCACCGCGCGGGCTTGGCGATCACCGGGTTGCCGATTGACATGTTACTGTCGGCCACCAGCATCTGGCCGAGGGTCTTGATGTCCTGGGCGATCTCAAACTCGGCCAGCATGATGGCCGTGGGGATGAAGTTCACCACCGCCGCATCTGTCCGCTCCAGGTACTGGAGCACCGTGGCCGTGAGGCTGTCGTAGGTAAGGACGGCGGCGGGTGTAGTCATTTGTCGGCCTTGTTGTCGAGCTTGTCAAAAATCTGTTTGCAGATTGCCTTGATCTCGTCTATGTCACGGTGGTAATCGTCTTTTGTGACGTACTCGCGCTGCATTGACCGGACATCGTTATCCAGCCTATCTAACGCTTTTGTAATGCTATTTAACACCCACCCCCCAAAGAACGCAACCAACCCGACCGCGATGTTAAAAAAGACTTGCATTTCCATGGCGCTTCCTAAGCAAGTTGTGGCGTAGTGCCCCCCTACGACTTCCGCGCGATTATAGCCGCCCCTTGGTTAAAAAGTCTTAGGAACCCGTAACGCCGGTGCGGTAAGATGTTTTTGCAGCAAGCCCGCTGCGCTCAATTTTTGGAGATCACCATGTTTTTTACCGTAGCTGTTGACCTGCCCGAAGGCAATTTTTTTGAGTATTCCACCGAATCCCTTTTGCAATTTCTGCAAGCCGTAGCCGCGTTTAGCGATGGCGAAGTTGTTGAAGTTGAAGACGACGGTGTTGCTATTCCTGATGACCTGGATTACCTGTTTGCTGAAGACGAAGAGTACGTCTACGACGAAGATGCAGAGTGCTTTTGCTGGTACGATGAAGAGTACGATGCCTGGTACTGGTTGAACGAAGAGACCGGCGAGTGGCTCCTGGTTGAAGACGAAGCCGAAGACGAAGCTGAAGACGAAGCTGAAGACGAAGCTGAAGACGAAGCTGAAGCTGAAGAAGCCTAATTTGGGTACGATCGTACCCAACACGGGGATGTTCTTAGCAACATCCTTCTTCTGCCCTTACGGGGACAAAAAGCCAGCTATGTTCACATATGCTGGCTTTTTTGTTCTTTAAAGACCACTTACATCAATCACTTCACCGCGAAACTCAATCTGTCCATCAGCCCATTTGTGGACAAGTTCAGGCCAAAGCAGCTTGCCATCTTTAATCGTTAGTACGGCAAAGCCGGAGCGATGGTTCAATGGGTTGCCTTCACCGT